GACCGACAGCTGATGATGGTGGTCGATGACTAACGCTGTCAGGCGCGGCTCTCAAAGACCTTTTGCAAACCTCTCAACCTCTAAACAGATGTCATATTTATCACTCATACTAGCACTGATTACAATCGAATCGAACGGCAATAATGACGCAATCGGCGACAACGGCGCGGCATTTGGGTGTCTCCAGATGCACGCTGCCTACGTCCAAGACGCAGCGGAATACGCTGGCAAGGATTGGGTGCATGAGGATGCCTTCGACCGTGATACTGCCATTCAGATCTTTGCAGCCTACATGGCTCGCTATGCAACCGAAGACCGTCTAGGCAGACCACCCACTGCCGAAGACATCGCGCGCATCCATAATGGAGGACCCAATGGCTTCAAAACATTTGCGACAGATAGATACTGGCAACGGGCACGGACCGCAATGCGCTGCAATGGCATAGAGCATTATATGAGAGGATCAAATGACTGACAGAAACAAGCCAAAACTAGCAATATCATTCAGCGGAGGGCGCACGTCTGCAGTGATGACGAAGCTCTGTGTAGATAAGTTATCCGAGACTCACGACATCGCAATTACCTTCGCTAACACAGGTTCGGAACACGAAAATACACTGAAGTTTGTAGACCAATGCGACAAGCACTTTGGATGGAACGTCGTATGGGTTGAGGCGGTAGTGAACCCAGAGAAGGGCAAGGGCATTCGACACAAGATCGTGACATTTGAGACAGCCGCACGTAACGGCGAGCCACTAGAAGCAGACTTTGCCAAGCACGGTCTACCTGGACCGGGATGGTTGCACTGCACGAGGGACACGAAAGAGTTGCCCATCAAGGACTATCTGAAGTCTGTTCTTGGATGGAAGTGGGGAGAGTTCTGGATAGCTATTGGAATCCGAGCAGACGAAATGGATAGGGTATCTCAGAATAGGGAGAAATTAAAATTCGTGTATCCGCTAGTGGACGCAGGGTGGGCTAAGGAGGACGTGAAGCAAGAGTGCGCTAGCTGGCCATTTGATTTAGACCTGAAGGGCGAACATTACGGGAACTGCACGTGGTGCTGGAAGAAGTCACTAAGAAAGCATCTAACATTAGCAAAGGAATCACCAGAGGTGTTTGACTTTCCTCGCAGAATGGAGAAAAAATATAGCAATATAACAGCACCCAATGACCCGAACTCCAGTCGCCAAATGTTTCGTGGCAATATGACGACTGTGGACATTATTGAAATGGCACGAACCAAAGACTTCGAGCCTTACGCTGACGTCGACCAGCTCGACTTTGGATTCTCTCCGCCGAGCTACGACGTATTTTTGGACACTGGATCGGCCTGCGGCGAATCATGCGAAATAGGCGCTGACGAATAATCACCGATCTACACACGCTCACGCATACCAATCCGCCCGGCAGCGCGCGAGCTATTTGACACGGTCACGAAGTCGTATGCGTGTTAATTATCTGATCACCAAAGTATTCATTCGGCAGGCCCTGCTCGACGGCGCCGGCGACCTGGTCACGGATGCCGAGCTCGCGCTGGATGCCTTGCAGGCTTTGCAGCTCGGCAACTACACCACCGGCACCGACTCCGACACCACGCTGATCGCGACTTCCGAAGCTGGTAAAACCTTCCAATTCCAAGTTACGCCAGGCTTATCGCGGCTCCAGATCATGGGCTACTGCGAGGAGGCGATGGCGCGCATCGAGCTGTGGATCGATAAGAATGCGGCCCGCACCGTACCGCTCTCAGCTGCCGCGCTTGTGCCGGCGATCTATGCTGGCCTTTTGACTAAGCGCACCCGCACCCGTCCGTCTTTCTGCTAATCCCATGACTACTATCCTCGACTCTTTCGGCAATCCCGCAGCACTTCCTCCGCGCGTTTCAGCGTCGATCCGTGGCTGGTCTCCTGGTGGCTATAACGCCGCCGCATGGTCGCCCGACCGTGCCCGCATTACCAACGCCGCGACCGATTCCTCGCGCGACATTACTCCTTTTACCCGTGGCCAGATCGACCGCATCGCGCGCTACTTGTGCAAAAACAACGGCATGATCAAGGGCCTCAAGCTCGACTTTGTAAAGTACGTCATCGGCCCTGGCATCTTCCCTTATGCAGACTCTGGCGACGAGGGCTGGGACGAAGCCGCCGACGAGTGGTTTATGGATTGGGCCGACATCTGCGACATCAGCGGCCGCATGTCCTTCTGGGATATGCAACGCGCGCGCGAGTCGAACCGCTTCGAGTCTGGCGATGTGTTTACCATCTTAACGCAAAAACCTTCTGGCTACCCACAGCTCAAACTGGTGCGCCCACATAACGTCCGCAGCGATGGTGAGGATGGTTATAACGACGGCATCAAGGTCGACCGCCACGGCGCCACTCAGCGGATCAAGTTTCTCCAGCCTGACGGCACCTATCGCACCCTGCCTGCGCGCTCGGTCGATCACTCGATGATGATGGAAGCCGGCGACGAGGTGCGTCAAGTCTCGGCCCTGCACGCCGCGATCGAGCACTGCCAAGACAGCGCCGAGATCCTCGGCTTTGAGAAGCTAGCAATCAAGGACCACAGCCGCGTGTCGCGCATCATCAAAAAGGACTACAACGGCTACGAAGACGAAGACGACGGCAGCGATGTCGAAGCCCAACTCGACGCCGTGGCCGCAGGCTCGCCGCGCGATATGTCCTCGGTGCCTTACGAGAAAGTCGTCGGCGGCGAGATCATCCGCCTTAACGTGGGCGAGGATATGAGCAGTTTCGCGAGCGATCGCCCTGGCACCGCGTTTGCAGGTTTCCTCGAGCTGCTCGGCCGCGAAGTTACCGCCTCGACTGGCTGGCGCTACGAGTTTAGCTGGAACCCGACCGGCATCCCCGGTACCGCGATCCGCCAGATCCTCGATTCTATTTCGCGCACCGCGCTGCTGCGCCAGACCTGCGAGATCCGCAGCACGCACCGCCTGCGTAACTATGCGATCGCCAACGCCATCGAGCGCGGCGAACTCGACGCGCACCCGAACTGGTACCGCGCCGACTACATCCCTGGCGCCCCCGATCCGTCGATCGACAAAGGCCGCGACGGCAAGCTCGAGATGGCCCAAGTCGAAGCCGGCCTGCTCAGCCGCAAAGAGTTTCACGGTCGCCGCGGCAAGAGCTGGCGCCGCGTCGAAGCGCAAATCCTTAAAGAGACCGAGCGCACCAATGCCGCTGGCCTCGATCCAGATGGCACTATTGTCGCTGTCGATAACACAGACGCTAAGACGAAGGTCGATGCATACGGTATCGGCGTTCGGGCTGGTGTGATCACTCCACAAGAAGACGACGAAAACTACCACCGCGACTTACTCGGACTTCCATCTTCTAGCGATGCTGTAAAGAGCTCATGGAAAGACGACGGCGGTGCACGTCGCCCAGTCACTATCCAAGCAGGAGAAGACTTAGAAGCCGAAGGCGAACCCGCCGAATAAAACTTTATGCCAAACTATCCCCACATCCTCGCACGCCTGCGCCGCACCGTTTGGGCCTCTACTCCTGAGACGGTCGACGCCGTCGGCGCGCTGCTCGATGCGGCGATGTCTGGCCACCTCGGCTCCGACTTCAGCCCGCCACCTGCTGGCACCGCGTTGCCCGCGATGAGCGCCCAGGCGGCGGCAATGTTTGGCGAGAGCAGCGCCGCGGCGGCGCCTTACCATATCCACGGCAGCACGGCGGTGATCCCCGTGTTCGGCGTGGTCGGCAAGCACCTCTCCTCGATGGAAATCTTTTGCGGCGGGCTCGATGTCGATGCGCTGTGTAGCGTAGTCGATGCCGCAGTGGCCGACGAATCGGTCGAGCAGGCGGTGCTGTGGTTCAACTCGCCAGGCGGCGTCGTGACCGGGGTGCCCGAAGCGGCGCGTCGGATCGCGGCTGCTAACAAGATCAAGAAGCTCTACGCCTACACCGACGGCATGTGCTGCTCGGCCGCTTACTGGCTGGCCGCACAGTGCGAGCATATCTTTGCCGCGCCCTCGAGCGATGTCGGCAGCATAGGCGTCTACCTCAGCTGGATCGACCAAACCGAAGCCGCCACCGAGCAGGGCCTCAAGCTCGAACTGATCAAAGCCGGCGACTTTAAGGCGATGGGCCACCCGCTCCAGCACCTTAGCGACGACGAGCGCAACATGCTACAAGCCGAGGTCGACGAGATATGGACCATGTTTAAAGCCGCATGCACCGCGACGCGCACCCTCGAGGAGAGCTCCATGCAGGGGCAGACTTTTAGCTATGCCGCGCAGCTCAGCACCGGCCTAGTCGATGCCCATGTCGATAGCATCGGCGAACTACTCGCCGATCTCGCCGCTGCGAGTTGACACCCTCCCGAACCTAGAAACCCAACCCAAACAAAAAATGCCTAAATTCATTTCCAACGAACGCCTCGCTTACTTAACGAGTCTCGAAGCCGCTGCGCAAAACATCGCCGGTACTGATATCAATCTCGAAGACTGCGCCGACGCAGCTGCGCTCGAGGCCATGCTCGCCACTGAGCAGCCCGACCTGCAAGCGATTGGCGATTCTGCCTGCGACACTTTGTTTGCCGATGCTGGCATCGAACGCGGCGAAGACGAGAGTCACGAAGCGGCGCTGGCCAATCACCTGGCTGAGTCTGCGCTGGCCGGATCGTCCCTCGCCGAACTCACCGCCAGCCTCAAAGCTGCGGGTTTAGCGGTACCAGTCGCCTCGGCTGATACAGCGCTCACGCCTGAATTTATCACCAGCTACATCTCCGAGCAACTCGAGACGATGATCAGCAATAAGTCGATCGCTACGGTCGCCGCTGCGGGTGCCACTTCTGAAGAGACACCAGAGACATCTGAGACCGACAGCACACCACAAACTTCCAGCGAAATCGCGGCGCACTACGGCACTCTGTCCGGCAGCGCACGCACTGAGTATTTCGCCGCTAATAAAGCCGCCATCATGGCCGAGCTCATCAGCTAACATTCTCCCGCCGCTCGCGGCATTTCACACACCCAAAAACCACCTCACAAACATGGCTAATACATATCCAGCAGCAACTCTCGCTGATATCATCATGTCGTCGGAAATGCTTGCGCTTCAAAACAAGCACCTTCCATTCGACAAATTCTGCACCGATTTCTCCGACGAAGCTGTCGCAGTTTCTCCAAACGGAACCGGCGCACGCTCCACGATTCAAGTCGACCTAGTCGGCTCTGGCTCGACCGTTCAAACAAACCCGACTAACTATGAGTCAGGCGATGCCACCGTTACAGCTGTTTCGGTTGGGATGAACGAGTACAGCTCCGCATTCCACATCACTGCTGCCGAGCGCAACAATGGCCGCAAGCTCGAGAAGCTGCTCGGCGCTAACATGCACGGCCTACTCGACAAGCTCGACTCTGTCGCTTCGACATTGTTCACCGTCGCCAACTTTGGCGCAGTGGTGCTCGATAAAGATCCGACCACTGTCACCGCAGCCGACATCAAAACACTGATCGCAGCCTCTGGCAAATACAACCAGCGTAACCTGATCACGGACGCCGTGTTCTGGGCGCAGTTTGCCGCGACTAGCGATAAAAACAGCCTCGGCGTAATGGACGGAGCCTACGGCCTCGACTCCATGAGCTATGCGACTGACTGGTCCAACGCTGGCACAAACGTCAACGGCATCATCGCCGACACCACAGCCCTAGCTTGTGCGACACGTTTGCCGCTCAACGACGACGCAGTGCGCGAAGTGATCGACATCGCGTTGATCGAACTGCCAAACGGCATGACAGCACAGATCGCTCAGTGGGTATCCACAGCGAGCCGTGCGACTTGGAACTCCATCGACATCGTCGCGGGCTTCCAAGTAGGCGATGCGACCGCAGGTGGCATCATCGAAGACGGCACAGCGTAAGCTGTCCGCTAAGTTTCAGCACCGGCGGGTCGATCCCGCCGGTGCTTTTCCTTAACCTTAACTTTTATTATATATGGCAAATCCTTATCATCTAGTCGTTGCCCGTAAAGGCAGCAACGTGGCAGTCGTTTACTGCGGCCCCTCCGAAGTAGAGGCGATGGCCGCTGCCATCAAAGTCACCACCGACAAGGCCAGCGAGGTCGATGTGTTCCTGCATCCCGCGCCGAGCAAAATCGTGCAGCCCAAGCCTGCGCCGCAGGCCAAGCCTGCCGCCAAGAAGGCCAGCCCTAAAAAGGCCAGCAAAGCCGCCGCCGAAGAGCCCACCGTAGCCCCCCCCGTGGATATCTTAGACGGTAAATAATTTAGCCCACTGCTAATATCCAAACCCTAAACGAGCCCCGCACCGCACCTCCCGCGTGCGGGGTTCACTTTTTTATAATATGACGATAAAAGCCACCATTCTCAACCAGATGATCGTCGCCTCTAAACAGCGCGAAGCGATGGACGGCGAGACGATCACCTTCCCCGGTGCAGTCGGTGCAAAGGTCGGTATTTTCTCGGCGCTCGAGGAGCCGTTCTACACCGAAGAGGCGGGCACCCGTCCGCGCGAGCAGCTCCAGGCGACGCTGCGCATCGATCAATTCCTCGCCAACCCTGCGCTGTTTGATCCCGCGGTCGACTACCGCAGCACCTTACCCGCGCGCACCGTCAAGGTGCTGCTGCGCGGCCGCACCTGGCGCATCGAAGGCATACCCACTACCAGCCACATCAGCTGGCAATTTACCCTTACCGAAGCGCACCCGCGACCGTAGCACATGTCCGCCACCAGCACGCTCGATGATCGCCAGTTCCGCGCCAGCATCGCC